AGTTATTTTAAATGATTCTTTTGGAGCTTTAAACCAAGCTTGTTCCTTCACAGCTGTAGAAAATAGGGATGTAAGGGTTTCCGTTCTGAATTTTGTAGTTAAAGTAACAGTTACAGGTTCTAAATCATTATTTATTAATTTTAAATTTTTACCATATACCCATTCTTTTGCTCTATCTCTTGCATTCTTAATTTTATAAGCCATTACAGGGTCGTTTGCCGAACCTTTTGCTAAGAAGTTTGCAGTTACTATTTTATTAATAATAGTACCACCTTGACTTTGTGCAACCGCCTCTAAATCTTTTTGTTGTCTTACTGCACCTAATTGAGCTTGTAAACCTTCAATGATTGCATTTAGAGAATTTATTTGTTGAATTAATGCTTCAATCCTATCATCAGATGTAATCCTTGCGTTTACTACAATCTTTGCGAATTTAGACATGAATTTTAAATCTTCCTTAATAGCATTTTCAATTCTAACTAATCCGCTGCTTGTTAAACTTACATTCTGCAATGTTCTTTCTGTTAATGAGTTCATTTGCGGAATAGTATTGTTAGGGAATATTAAAGAATTACCCCACCAATCTTTTGATTGTAATTCTATAATATTTGGGTTGGTTGATTGTTCTACGTTTCCGCCAAATAATGCAAGATAAATTTGATTTTGTAAACCGTTTATCTTGGCAACATCATTTCCACGTAGTTGTATATCACCACCGTTACCTGTCTCTACTATTGCAATGTCGAAACTCATCTTCTTACAACTGTTGAACCTACTTTTGGAACAACACTTACATTTTTATTATCTGATTTTAATTCTGTTCCTTCTGGTGCTGCAACTGTTATTTCAACTTTTGCGTTATTAGTGTTTTCCATTATTTGTGAAATGTTTTGTTGCGCATCTGTTGTTGGTGTTGCAAGTTCTTTTGGTTTTTCCCCAGTAGTACCACCGCCAATCATTTTAGATAATACTGCTATTCGCTGGTCTTGTTTTGCAACGTCGCCAGCGTGTATAATATTTGCTAAACCTTCACCTAAAAATAATTTTGACATCGTACCAACACCTTCAGCCTGTAAGGTTAATTTTTCCCTTATTGCTTCTTTTAATAATTCTACTTTTGCTTCTTCTTCAGCTCGCTTCATTATACTATTTGTTAACTCTTTTTCAGCAGCAGAAATATTATATAACGCTTTTTCTTGTAATTTATATTTATCTACTAAACCGGGTTGAATAGAATCAATCTTTTTTAATGTTTCATTATAAGCCTCAGAACCTTTTTCTGCTTGCCTTAATGCCATAAATAATTGAGTAACCTCAACACGTTGGTCAATTGTTTTATCTAAAACTCTTTCATGTAAATCTTCACTAACTTGTTGAGCTACATTCATAGATTTATATGCACGTACTAAACCATAAGTCGCAAGTGCTAAACCTGCTGTTGCTGCAATAGCTATCCCCATAGGGCTTAAACTCATTACAAAGTTTAAAGCCTTTTGTGCTATTGTTGATGCAACAACCGCAGCCCTAAAAGAACCATAAGCAACTGTATTACCCATTACAGTAAATGCAGAAGCACCGTTTAAAGCGTTTGAAATACCTAATACAATATTATAACCAACCATTGCAACACGGGCAGTTAATAACGCTGCTTTCCATGCTACAAAAAACCCAACAACGCCAGCACCAACTTTTAAAATTGTTTCTAAATTTTCTGCAACAAATTTTAAAGAATCTTTTGCTTTTTCTATAACAGTATTTGTTCCGCTTGCACCTGTTAACATATTAATCCATGCGGCTTTTAATTCTTCTAACCTACCTGATAAAGTATTTGTTCTTATTTCTGCTGCTTCTTGGGCTGCATTTGTTGCTGTTACACCTTTAGTAAATTCTTCGTAAACTTTTATATTGTTTAATAAAATAGAGCCAGTATTAATACCTGTTTTACCGAATGTTTCAATTAAATAATTATTCCTTTGTTGTTCGGTTTTTAATTTCATTAATTTTTCACGTGCCTGTTCTAAAGCAGCATTCATTGTCCATTGGCCATTGACATAACCAAGGTTTGCCTTTTGTAAATTAACTACGGCAGCCTTTAATTCGTTACCTGCTTCTGAACCAAACTTACTAAATTTACCAAGTGTTTGAATTAATCCAACAGATTGTTCCAAAGAAATATTTGCCCCGGCTGCAACACCACCAAAAGTAGTCATAGCTTCCGCTGTCTGCCCTATACTTGAAGCACCTACATTCGCCCCGGCTGCTAAAATATTAATAGCTTTATTTGCTTCATTTGCTTGGTAAGAAAATTGATTCATTATACCGACTAAACTTTCGGCACTCTGCCCAAGTTCATCACCTGATGCTTTAGATAATAATATAGCTGCTTTTCCAACGGCACTAATACTATCCGCTGTCGCTGCAAATTTTTCGTTTAGCCCGGCAATTTTTTCAAATGCTGCTGCTGTATCAATTGTGCTTCTTTGTGTTTCTTTTGCTACTTGGTTAACCGCTTCAATATATGGTTGGAATGGTTTATCATTACCAACAATTACATGGAAAGAAGCTAAAGCATCCTCGTATTTCATTATAGCATCGGCAGAAAAACCAATACCAGCAATTGCAGCCCCCCCAATTGCTGCTGCTGAAGCTACTGATAAAAATTCTTTTGTTACATCGCTTAAAGCCGGGGTTAATTTTCTAAATAACCTTTCGTTTCTTGATATGGCTGCATCTGCTTTATCTGCAAATACGTGTGTAGCATTTGCCATCTTACGTACCGGGGCAGTGAATTTATCTATTGCCTCGAATATTGCAGGTATTACAAACTTTGTTGCCATATATAAAAAAAGCTAACCTTGGTTAGCTTTTAGGTTTATTTTTATCTCTACTTTTTTTAACCTGTAATAAATGTTCGTACCAAAATTCTATACCTAAATAATCAATATCGTCAACATACATTTCATTTATTTGGTTTGGTGACCACCCGAACTCTGATACAATTGATTTAATTGAAATATCGAGTTCGTCTACAAGAAAAAAATCACGATGTTTTGAACAACTGACCAATCCTCTGTATCAAGTGCTTGGATGATTCCTTTTGGCTCACCTGTTAATGCACAGGCATAAGCTAAAATTCTACCATCTGCATCACCAGCCTTTACACCGTTTAAATATTGAGTAATTTGCTTAACATTTACCCGGGGTTTGTACTTTAATTTAGAAACTTTAACTTCTTCACCGACTTCAAAACGTAAATTATGAGTCAATGAAAAATCATCTTCTAAAATAATTTCGCCATCTACGATTGCTGAAACAAGAACATCGATTTGTTCTTTATTAGATTCCTTTTTTTTCTTGCTTACTTTCTTAAAGTCAAGCCATCTTTCAACCTCTTTGGTTGCTGTTTCTCTGTTGATTTTGTTTTCCATTTTGCCATGTTTAAAAATAGATTACACAAGTTTCTTCAGTCTACCGCCACCAGATACTTTTAAAGTAAATGTTGAAGCATTACCGTTTCCTTGTATGTCACCAACTGGTTTTCCTTTTCCACCATAAACGCTTCCGTTAATGTGTGTAAAAGTCCAATCAGTTTGTTTTGTACTTCTTGCTAATTCGTTAATTTTTTCAAGGGTTAAGTTTGTATTCATATCCCATGCAATAGTTAATTCAACTGACCAACGAACTTGATTCATTTGGTCAATCATTTCACCATTACCAGCAACCATATTCGCATCATCGTTTGAGCGAAAACCGCCTAAATCAAAAGTAGAATCTTCGTTAGATTTAGGGAAAATAACACCGCTACCAGCGTCAGCGTTGTTAAATGTTGCTTCTATAATATCACCACCTGTCATGTGTAAAAAATTTTAAATTTATAAATTACCGAAATTAAATCCTGCTTCTGCTGTTGTAGAAAGTACACGGGCAAAACCTGAACGTTTGTATTTAAAGAACGTTTCTAATCTGTCAGGGTTTGTTGTACTTAAATCAACATCAATTGAATCTTGCATAAATTCAGGGTCTACAATTAATGCACGTGAAGCTAAATCATCTGCATAAGCAAAAAGAATTTGCTTCCATTGTTTTGGTTTAATTACCGACTGAACAGAAACGATGTCTGAATCCGCTGCAATAGCCTTATCAACAACGTTTATTTGTTCAAGTAAATAATAACCATAATAAATGTTTAAATCAAGCATTAAGTTTCTTACATACCTGAATTGTGGTGGGTTTTCACCAGTCTTGTGATATGTAGTAACAAAATCCATAACCTTGTATCTACCAGCAGATAAATCAACTGTTGAACACCCTTTCTTTACAAAAGCGTCACGGTTGTTGTATTCTGCCATAGAACCAATTGAATCAGGTGTAGGCATATCGGGATATGATTGCCCGGAAACGTCTAAATGTGGGTTGTTTTGTGCTGTTGGTGCTAACAATACTATCATGTTAGCTGATGCTTCAAACTGTAAACCTTCAGATAATGGTGCAGGTGCTAAAGCAATTGTAACATCATCTTCACGTGCATCTGTTGTAGCACTTGGGTCGTCTGCTGTTGAACCTGTAACAGCTACAAAAGGCTTCATAATTGTTGCAGCGAAACGACCTGTTGGAGCAGTATTACCATCAGCAGGTCTGCCATTAAATGATTCTAATGCTGATAATATAGTTGATTCTAAACCATAACTATTTAAAACAATTGTATTCCAGTTATTTCCAAAAGCGGTTAACGCTGCTGAAATAGAAGGAACACCTGCTCCTGATGCTGTTGAATTAATAGCATAAGAAATACCTAATTCATCGTCGCCAGTATCAACTGATACAGAAATGTCATTTGCAGTTTTACCTTTCCACTTACTTGTTAATTCAGCAGTATAACCATCTTCTGTTGAAATACAAGGGCATCCTAAAATATTATTAACAGCATCGTTAATCTTTGCTGTTAAATCTGCTGTTGTATCACCTTCTTCTACATTGATTGCATAGAAATCACCATCCATACCGTCACGGCCACAAATTTTTAAATAATGTGTACCGTTTCCGGTAGCCGTTCCTGTTGGTGTTATTTCAATAACCTTTGCAGAAGCACCACCCGGCTCTGCTTGTGGGTAAATATAAACAGGAATACCACCTATTCCTTCACCTGATTTTGGGAATAAAATTCTTGCAATCATGTGTATAGGTGAACCGTAACCATATAAATCACCAGCTTGTTTTGCTGATGTAATTTGTTTAGGTGTAGTATCTAATGTTAATTGATTTGCTTCGTTGGCTTCTGCCAATACTGCTAATCTTTGTGGTAAATTTGGGGAGCTTAATGCAAAATTTCCTTTTGTTAATTTATAACCAACTATTCGTGAAATTCTTTCTAAACCGACTGCATCTGAAACCATGTTAAAAATATTTTGCTGTAAAAATATAATAGTTGTAAATAATTTTATAATTTTGTATTGTTATACAGTATAATTAAATGAAGATTGGTATATTAATCCCTGACCGTAATGACAGACCGGAATTTTTACAGAACTGTTTAAGAATGATTAATAACCAAATTGTAAAACCCCACATTATAGAAATAGTAAACGACCCCCCACCTGAAAATTTTTTATTAGGTAATAAAATAATGAAAAACGTTTGTGATATTACCTATCGTTATAGGATAGGTTATGAACGTTTAAAAAATAAAGGTTTAGATATTATCGCTTTAATAGAAAATGATGACTGGTATCATCCTACATACTTAGAAACAATGCTTTCGAAATGGGTTGCTGTTGGTAAACCTGATTTATTAGGCCACGATTATACAACTTATTACCATATAAAAGAATTTGCGCACTTTAACATGAACCATAAAACCCGTTCAAGTGCTATGAATACATTTATAAAACCAGATTTAAATATTAATTGGTGTTATGATGGTGAGGCCTATACTGATTTACATTTATGGTTAAAGTGTGGTTTATCTAAACATATTTTCCATCCTGAAAAACATATATGCCTTGGAATAAAACATGGTGAAGGTTTCTGTGGTGGCGTTAACCATACAACAAAAATGGAAAGGTATATTAATAAAGATATAGATAAAAAATTTTTACGTACTGTTATGGATGATGATAGTTTTATTTTTTATACCCAATATTTTTTAAAAAAACAATATGAGGCAATTTAAAGTCAGGGTCAATGCTTTAACCGGAAGAAGGAAAAAGATTTTTAAAAACGGCGATATAGTTAATGAAATTGATTTAATGCCTACGTTGGTAAATGTATACATCAAAAAAGGGTTTATTGAAGAAATTAAATCGATTGTACCACATAACCCAAAGCCATTTACTGAAAAAATAAAATTATCAATTGTCACAGGTGTATGGAAAAGGCCTGAAGTTTTTGAAATGTTTGCACAAGGTATTCACGCCTTAGAAAAACATATTAAAAATAAAACTGATATAGAATTATCTTGTATCATTGCTGGCAGCGAAGGTTCTATAAGTAAATCGATGGTAGAAAAACATGGTTTTATTTATATTGAAACACTAAACGACCCACTAGCAAGTAAAATGAATACAACTATAACAGAATCTAAAAAAATTGGTGC